CATTTCCATTATCTACAAGTTCGTCACAATACCTTGCAATGCGATAAAGGGCATACTTATCAATATCATTTTCAGTTAAAAAGGAGCCTAACCCATAACGATTATTTACTAGTATATCATAAAATACCCAGGCTGGATTATTTGTATAAACTTTTTCTGTTCTAAAATTACCATCCCAGTTTTGATAAGAGCTTGTTACCGCTCCAGTAGAAGTATTTCTATTATAAGTGGCTACGCCATTACTTGCCTCTTCGCGAGTAATATAGTTAGAAGGTACAAGTACCTTCATGCCTCTACAGTGAAACCCAACAGAAGGAAGCCCACTAAAGTCCTGAGAATTAAATTGTACTCTTGCTACAGAAGTTAAAGGATAGTTTAACAACTCTTTAATTGTAGTAGTTGCACTTACAATCGTAGCAGCAGTGTTACTAGTATAGTCGGAAGGGCCTTCAATTAAGTATGAATTTTCATATGGTACATCAGTTTTTGATGCACGAGTTATTCTTACTTCCCAATCTATAGCACCCGCTGGGCGATATTGTTCTAAATTTATGTATTCATCGAATGTAAATGTAGAAGTATATTGTCCTATATGTTGCTTTCTATCCTGAACAACTATCCAGTTGGTAAAATTAGAACCATTATTTGTAAATCTTACTTCAATCTTATACCATGCTTTGCCAGGTTTTTCTTTTCCTTCAGCAGTGTAATTAATAAGACTTTGGTATGAAATTAAAAATCTTACTTCATCAGCCTCTGCAGCTTGAGCCGCAGAAAGCCCGAGAGTAGTAGTACTATAAGTATAAGTGTCTGTACCAGTATTGCTAGAATCTTTGCCAATAGCATTATTTAAAGAAGTAGTAATTGCAGTATTTCCTTCTCCAGTTCCATCTATGCTTTTTAGTGGTTCTTGATATAAATGACCAGTTCTAAACTGTACTCCAAAATTCTTATACTTTGCCGCAGTAAAGAAGTTATCTCCTGCGTCTAAAGTTTCTTCCGAGCCTGCTACACGAAGGTTGTAGTCACCACTTGAACCTCCAAAATTACTTCCTAAAGTAGTATCCCCATTAGAGGCTACAACTATATCCTCTGCATAATCTATTGCAATATTATAAGTGTCATTATCTGTAATAGGAACTTTTTGTCCGGACCACGCAATATCTACTGTTGTATCTGAAATGCGACGTGCTATTGGAGCCTCATATACTGTTTCCCCTGTTGCTGTATCAAGAATCCTTATTTTTGTATCTATCTTGTTAGAATAATTACTGGTCATATCTTCGCTAAAAAGAGCAGAAGACGAAACTAATCTTATACTTTTAGCGGAATAATAAGGCTCTGAAAACCCAGTATCTACTCTATAATATAGATATGAGGCTACTACAGAACCAGTAGCATAGTTTTCAATAATACCTCTTGCAGTAGTATTATCGCTAGTTGAAGTTACATGAGCATCAGAAATATTCGTAGTAGTAGCAGAAGCTGAACCATTTGTAAGAGATACTGTTGCTTTTGAACCAGTGTTACTATCAACAGGATCCATAGCTGGGTCATTATTTAAATATACAGAAGCTGCTCCATTTACTAATCCATATATTGGGCCTTCCGAAATGACACTTGTAGTAAGTATATTTTGACTTCTACCGGCCGGGTCTTTTGCTGAATTTATTGATAATGTAGAAGTTCTGCCCTGGTCTCCGGTCGCTTTTCTCATCTCATAAAGAGCGAGCTGGGCTTCAGCATTAATTACAGAATATTCAATATTATTATTATAGTCAGAATTATGAAGCCCTAAAAAGTTTGCAGTAGATGTATTCGGCAAAACTTCCGTTGAGATAGGAATACCTGGTACACGTAATTCTCCATATAATAAAGGAACCGGGTCTCCCTCTACAGCGTTTCTTGCATCTCCGGTAAATAAATATCCCTCCTCGTTTTGTTGGTCAGTGGCAGGGTCGGGTGCCATTAGCTGCTGGATACCAGTTAGGGCAAGGTTGACTGCTACTGACGCTAATATTAGCCCTGGCATACTTAATGCACCAGTATATCCAGTCACTGTACCCAGTCCTGCTATTCCTGTATTTACACTTGCTGTTTGGAGTAAAAGCGGTTGCATTCCAGGAATAAAGAAAAGGGATGCAATTGCAATTGCCGCAAGAATTTTTCCACCTCCAGACTTAGAGCCTGAAGGAACTGGAGTAACAACTATATCTCCTTTTGAAAGAGGCAACAAACATTCTGTAATATCTATTTCTTCATTGTTGACTTCAACATGAAATCCAATATCATTTTCATGGCATTCAATAAGATACTTTCTAAATTCGGGGTAGTTTGTGCCAATAAGACGAAAGGCGTCTGCAGGAGTATCTCCACAAAATAAATGTGAAGATCCGAATTTTTGTCCTAATTGTCCTTCTAAATAAATTTTACGCATTGTATCTATAAATTCCTACTAAATGCTTTCCCCAAGTTGGGTAAAGGTTTTCTCTACATGATAGTCTGTTCACCGCATGATGAAAAAATATATCGTTATTTAAGTAAACTCCACAATGGTTTGGAACATTTGCTCCCATTTGAAAAAGTACTATATCGTTCTCTTTTAGGTCTTCTACCTTACTAAAGTTCCATTCTTTCATGTGCGCTTCAGTAAAATAGTTTTCTCCTTTTTCCCACCAATCATCTAAATAAGGCAATCGTTTTTGTAATTGTATGTTTAGATACTGTTTATAATAGTCTCGTACTGCTTCTAAACAGTCGTGTTTTCCAAAGTCATATTCTCGTCCGATTAAAGGACTGCAATTAACTTCTGGCTCTACTATGTTTAAATCCATTGACGGAAAAGAAAAAATGTAGTAAGGTATTCCTAATACATCACAGTATTTTTTATCATTTTCACTTGCTTCATTTGAACTATGTATATGATTATGTACAATAGCAAATATATTTGCTTCTTTCATTATCTTTATATAATCTTTTGGGTCTAGTATAAAATCATCGTTTTCGTCTGCAAGATTTGTACAAGGGTACCACTTTTTCTTACCCTTTACTATTCCTATAATTCCACAACCTTCTTTTGGGTAGCACTCTTCAAAATGCTGTCTTATTTCATCTATCACCTAAACTTCCTCGATCCAGGGAAGGCACCAAATGGCAGTGGTATAGTAGTATTTTTTGTTACTTTGGGGCTTGAGTTACTACCAGTAAAATTATTCCTAGGCAAATATTGAAATCTACACTTACAAGAAGAGAACTTTTTACCGCACATGTCTCCACGAGTCCAATAAGTACTTTCTTCAGGAGTTACATTGTTGCTAGCTTTTAAAGCTTTCCAAACTGTAGTTTGACTCCCATTATTATATTCTACATAGTCATCTACAGCAAATGCATTATTTGCAGGGGTTACAGTATCCCAAGTTTTGTATAAATAGATTGTGTCCCACTTTCCTGAGTTTTCTTCAAAAGTAGTACCAGAAGTATGTGTAGTATTACAACGATAATAATCAGTGCCATTTTTTACATAATCATTTTCAGCATAATAAGTAGAAGCTGCCCAAGAAAGATAAGCATATCGAGTCCAGTAGCCATTGGTACTGTAATCCGTATTGAAGCCTGTGCTTGATGAGCTTGAAGTATGGTCTTGAATCGCTACCCATACTACGTTATTCCTTCTGATTAAATCCCCTATTAAATAGGCATGGGAAGTCTGCCATGCAGTAGTTGTAGTAAAAATAACTTCAGGAATAATAGGCTCGTCTTTGGAGGTAAAATAAGCCTTATGGTTTTCAGTATCAGAAATAGATACTCCTAGTTCAATTAGGCTATTTTTACTCCATACACACCCACCCCTTGAATTTAAATCTTGCCCTTGATACTCCCAAGAACAATACTTACCAAGAACACTTCTATTCGGTAATTGAATACCAGATAAATCAAACGGAGCAGCCAATTCAAAAGTTACAGCAGTAGCATTTTCTCCAGATACCCTATCAACTATGTACTTTTGAATCGGAAACTCTATTGGAGGCTGTACAGAATCGTAAGCTCCAGCACTTCCATCAGGCTGATATAAATATTTTTTTAGCGTAGTTCTTTTAACAATAGGCTGACCAATTAAATCTTCGTTACTAAAATTCGTCCCTAAGTCTTCTGAAAAAGCAGAAGTTACATTTGCAACCGTTAAAGTAGGGCGATTTTGAGCTCCATCAGAGTTAAATTCCACTCCACTCATATCTATAGGGAAAGGCTCGTAAGTTTGAACATTGAAACTGCCTGTTCTTTCTCTAAAATAAATGTAGCCGTCGGCAGCATCTGTTTCAAAACCAGGATGAAAATATAAAACTGTACCATTTGGTAATGTGAGCTCAAATAAGTGTACAAGCTCACTTCCTGGGTCTATTTTTTGTACTACTTCAATTAAATCTGTCACGGTTCATATACTCGTCTAAAAGTTGCAGTAGCTGAAGGAAATCCATCGTTCGTATAAGTTTGTGCATAAGTATCACAAACTACTTTAATAGTTGTCTCTCCTCCAACCACATTATCGTCTGGAACAGTAAAATTAAAAGAGGTTACTCCTCCAAGAGAAGCTAAATATCCAATAATATCATCAATTTCTTCTGCAGTACGATTGTTAAAACTTACATTAAAAGTTTCTTGAATTGGGTTTAGCCCATCTGCTATTCTTTGTTCATACCCATCTCCAAATTTAGCAATACGAACGCGAGGTTGAAACTGACGCGCAAGCCCTTTATCGGGGCGAACCTCCCTAGGTCCATAAGCTGATGAAGTTGTAAATCCAATTGCCATTATGCTACTCCATACGGATTCAGTATTCCGCCTGAACGTTTCTGATTTTGAAGCTCTTGCTGAACTGCTTTTGCAATAATATTTCCAAGATTTCCTGCCTGTGCTGAATCCTGCTGCATATTTGAAGAGGCATTTCCATTTCCATCAATAGACACATTTACAGTAACGTTATTTTGCTGGCCAGCACCTTTCATGTCTACAGGAATAGACTTGCCATTAGGTAAAGGAACTATAGCTTCATTGTGCTTGCCCTCTCCTACCAATCCAAGTGTCGGCCTATTAACAATTCCACCGGTTGCATAAGGAGTTATGCCTTTCTTAATTATTCCACCGTCTGCGAAAGGAAGCAGTCCCCTTAAAAATCCAAGAACTCCTCCCACTCTTGTTCTAGATGATCCAGAGGTAACTTGCCCTGTAATTAGGGAAGTTGCAGAGGTAGTAGCTATCATAGGCTTACCTAAAATTGCATTGGAAATATTGGTGGCTACTTGCTGCCCGGCTGCAAGAAAAGAGGAAGCAATAATTTCTCCCTGCTTCATGGCTACTTGTAAGGGGCTGGTTCCCATTATCATATTTGTAAGCTGTTTTGCCATAGTATCAGCTACAGCATTGAGCATACCTTTTGCAATATTTAGCATAGCATCTTTTATACTACTTTCTTCACCTTTAATAAGAGCTGCAATACTTGTTTGTAATCCTGACTCTAAAGCCTGATTTGCGGCATCAAAAATTTGCATACGAAGGTCAAGCTGCCTTTTAAGCTCTTCACTTTGAGCGGTAAGTATATCTAATTCCGCTTGATTGTTTTCTAAGGCTCTTCTACCTGCCTCTATATTTTCTCCCGCAAGGAGTTTTATATTATTTTGATTCTCTATTTCTGCGCGTTTCCTTAAAAGCTCAGTCCTTTCTAATTCTTTATCTCTTAATTGATTGGTGGTTTGTAATAATTCTTTCTGATTATTTGTCAACCCTATCATGGCACTAGTATCAGTTGCTTTATTAATTTGCTTTTGCAGGGCGTATTCATGCTCGGCATTTGCTAGCTCTAATAAAGCTACTTTTTGTGCCTTGATAGTGTCGAGCCTTTTTTGCTCTGATTCAGTTAAACTATCTAAGTCACTTGCAACTATATTAATTGCTGTAGCTTCTTGATTTAATAAGTCTATGGCCCTATCGTACTCTGTAGCTGGCAAGTACTTATTGAATAAATCTTTTACAGTATTTGTATTTTCTGTCTGCTGTTTTTGAAGTTGCGCATAAGTTTGTGTTAATTCTGCAACTCCACTTTTTTCTTTTAGAATTTGTGGAATTAGTTCTTGTTTTCCGGTTTTTAAATATTCTTCTACTTTGCTAATATATGCACTAAATACTTTTGAATTTTTTGCTCTAGTATCTGTTGAAGCTTTGAAAGCCTCTACTTCATTTTTAAAATACGCTAAAGATACTTTTTGTGCGTCTGTACCCTCTCTTTGAATATAATCTTGAAAAGAAGGGGCAGCTAAAGGAGACATCCCTGCTCTAGTACGCCGGGTATTATTTCTACCTCTTCTTAGGTTTGTTCGAGTAGACTTATCTACCGCTATATTATAAAGTTCTTGGGCCTGAGCAAGACCTTCTAAGGCCATTTTTGCTTCAGCTATACCTAATGATCCTATTCTCTGTCCGAAGGCTGCGAGATATTGAGTACTTCTTTGTGTATTTTCTCCAAGAATATTTTGGATTTCCGCGAATCCCTTAAATTCGTCTGTTAAAGAAGTCATTCTATCAGCCAATTTTTTTGATGCTGCTTCAGCCTCTGTTAAGGGTTTTGCAGGGAAAAACTTGTCCCAAACTATTTTACCAAGAGTATAAATAGTGGAAATTATCATCAGCCAAAAAAAGGCTTTATTTATCGCTTCGCCCGCAGCTACAGCTGCCTTAGACATTGATGCCATAGCTCCAGACCACAAAAGTTTCATTCTTGTAGTAAGTATTTGCCATCTAGAACCAATTTTTTCAGCAGTTATTCCACTAGAGCCTTCAAGGTTTTTATTGGCGGCAATCATCGTATCAATCATTCGTATCCATTGTGTCTTGACTCCCGCTGTCATAGCCGCAAATTCACCTTGAGTCCTATTCAAAGCAGCTTTCATTCCTGATAACTGTCGATTATTTAGGGAAGCTCCTTGCCCTTTTTGAAGTAAATCGAAGGCTCCTCCAGCTCTAAAACTCATTCCTCCCATTTGTGATTGCATTTGCGAAACTGTTTCTGCTTTCAATTGTGCATTTGTTTTTACAGCTTGAGCTCCTAAACTTTTTAATTCTTTTTTTGCTGCTGCAAAAGCTCTTAATTGCTTAAATTTAGAAGCCTCTGCTGCTTCTCCCATTTGTCCAAACGCGGGAATCATCTGTGTAAGAATACTTTTTGCAAATATTCCAAAAAATGCTATGCCAGCTAAGGGGGTATCTGTGAATACTTTGGCGATAGGCCCGAATAAGAATACGGCTACCTCTTTTAGTTTATTTAAGATATTATCAAAAGCAACACCTAATTTAGCGAATTGATTTCCACTATTACCGATAATTTCAGATATTCTTCCAAATTTATCTTCTGCTTGTGCTAAAACTTCATTTGCTACTGCCTGTGATTTTTCAAAAGGAGTTAGGTCTTTTGCGGCCTTACCTATAGCTCTACCATAATTTTCAGCAGCCGTATCTAGACGAAGAATAATGCCTAATTCATCTAATAATTCTGGCTCTGCTTTTGTAACACCGCGAACAAGCCTATTTAAAGAGTCTGTTACATCTCTTCCAAGAACAAAAGAGGCATCCTTTGCGGCTTTACCTAAACGAGTTAATTGGTCTGAGGAAAGCCCCGAAGCTACTCCAATTGCGGCAGACTGAGAAGCGGTTTGAAAGTCTATTTGAGCATCTGTAGCTTCTATAAGGTCTTTACTAAGAGTACGAAGAGCTACACCTGTTCCTGCAGCATAAGCGAGCTGTCCCTTTTTAAGGTTCTCTAAAGTACCTGCACTTTTTAAGAAATTAAATGCTGCACTTACGGCAAATATTTGAGCAGCTAATATAGCGTATGCCTGTACAAGGCCTCCACTGCCAGAGAGCCCTTGTGCCATCTTTGCAAAGTTTTTAGTGGAATTTGAAGACTGTTGCCCTACGCCTTTTATAGCTCTATCGGCGCTTTGGGCACCCTTTGCGGTTTTATCTAAACCTTCTCCAGCTTGCTTTGACTCAACAGCAACTTTTTTAATGCCTTTGCCCTTCGCTTCTACGTCTATAGTAACTTTATTTTTCTTTGCCATTATCTTTGCACACTGTTGGGAGTAAGATTACTTCCTCTTTTAGCTTTTTGCTCTTCTTTTTTACGTCTTTGTTCTGCCTCTTCTGCTCTTTGCTTCATTACTTCTCGTTCGTAGAGCTTCATAAAATATAATGTTTGTCTTGGGTCTTCTATTTCATATGTTTCAAACAGAAAACTAGCAGATGACCAGTCTTTACCCATATAAGTGCCAGACATTCCCTCCCACACATCTGATAATAAATCAAACATAAAAAATGCCACTTGTACCTCACTTGGAAAATCCGAGTAAGTAAGCGGCATCTTTTGAGGGTTTGGTTCTTCGCCTAGCTGCTCACAAATACGTAAATACTGCTCTAAAGTGAAGTCAGAGCTTTGCTCTTTTACGTATCGTGCAAGTAGCTTCTGTATTTCGGCTACTTGCGACCAGTAAAATTTTCTAGGTCACCAACCGTTTCAGTTACCCAAGTGTCGAAGCCATTTGAGTTTTTCATCAAAAGCTCTGCGTTGTCCTGAGTATAGGGCAGTTCATCGTCGGGGTCGAACTGTGAAACATCCACCAAAAGAAACTCTTCTAGGTAGCTGAATTTCAAGCCCTTCCAGCCTTTAATTACTGCCTCAGTGTAATATGTAAGAAATTTTTCATCATCTAAAATTTCTTCCGGAGTATGAGTTTTTCTATTAAACTTTGTTGACAAGCACTTTTTACGTAACTTAATCAGCTCTTCCCTTGCAAGATAACACAAATCTACTTTAAAACCTTTGTAGCCTGGAAAGTCTATTGTTACTGTTTTACTAGGAGTCATTAGACTCGCCAAAGAAATAGGGGTATCACTCATATATAAATCCTTATTATTATTTTCTAGTAAAGAGGGGAGGTTTTACCCTCCCCACTTCAATTTTCATACTATATAGTATAATTCAAAACACCAAGAATGTCAAGAATTATTTTTTTCTACCTTATGCGCCCTTGTATGTCAGAGTTGCATCATCAGTCGAATTAATATCAGTAGGAAGCGCCTGGAAGGTACTTTCTACAGTAATTACATCTTCGATACTGTGAGTAGGAATTTCAACATGGCAGTTGGCCATAGCTACTTCCAAATTGGGAGTATTAGCTGCAGAACCACCAATCTTGAAGGTTAAGGCTATATCATTAGTTATCGTATTATAGATGGCTTTTACATCTTCAAAGAAGTTTGAAGAGTAAGTATCGTTAGATACACTATCGTCCCTATTCAGGTAACAAGTAAAGCTTCCAGAAACACTACGTGTACCAGTTACATGTCCAATAGGAACATTTACTACTCCCAGCTCTTCTGGAGTAATGTAAGTAATATTATTAGACATTGTAATATTACCTCCAGTCAAAGTCATTGAGTAGCTGCTTTCCAAGCCTGTCTGGCCTGAACCATCAACTACAAGAGTGGAAAGACGGTTACGAATAAAGTTATCTGTAGCATTTGTAGCTTCGTAAATCAGAGGAGTAGAAGCTTCAGAACCTGAAGTTAGATCTGTAATAACCCTCAAACGATAGTTATCGTTTGAATCCAACCAAATGTCATCAATTACAACATTATCTACTCCATCATTAGTGACATCCGTAGCAGTAGGCTGATCATCACTTTCAATAGTAGAAGGCCACATATCAACAATTTCGGAGCCCATACCAGACCAGTTAATTGTTGCAATACCGTCAATTTCAAAGTCAATAGAAGCTTCATTTACTGCCGCTTCTGAGATTTTGTAAACCTGTCGGTTTGAAGAGCCGAGAACAAAGTAAAGGTTACAAGTGCCCAGGCTGCTAACATTAGACTCACTAAAGTCAATGTTAAGGTCACTAGTGTCTGTTACAGTTGTAGTACCTCCACCACTTCGAGAAAATGCACCAGAGCTATAAGTATTTGCGCCAGCCCAAAGAGCCCAAAGAACTTCTTCTACTGCGTGATGATTTGCTGCGGAGTCAGCCGCGCCCAGTCCTGAACCAGCTGAAATGAAAGGCCGTACATAAGTAGAAAAAGACCATTCTACAGGTGCCAAAGAATCATTAAAAGCTCTACGGCCTCTACGGCTAACTCCTGTGGAACTCTCCATTTCTGAAAGTGTTATTTCTGTGGAATTAGTAGACTGGGTGAAACTGAATCCATCCAGAACAGGGATCTCCCACACAGTGCCATTAAACTCAATAAAAAGTTTCGAGTCTCTAGCAAAATATAAATGTTGTGCCATAGTTATCTCCTATGAATTGTCTTGAAAAGACTAGGACTTGAACGTTTGTTCGTGCCAGTATTTTCTAGTATCGAACCTCTACGACGACTTCTCCTACGCCTAAAGGCTCTAGTACACCTTCATCAGTATCTATACTAATAATGGTAATTTGGTGCGTATACTGCACTGCGCCTCTTCTATCTATGTACCTTAACCTTGAATTTTCTTCTAAAGCAGTTTCTACATCTTCTAAAAGGGCATCTAGTGCACTTACCGCGTCTTCTTCATTCACATAACACCGTATTGTTATGTTTAAAAATCTGTCTTTATAGCCACCGCCTTGATAAGTTCTAGTTTCTCCGGAAGCATTTAAATGAATTGCAGGAAATACTTCTATTTCATCCCAGAACTTAAGACGAGGGCTGACCTCATCTCCTATATCTGTAAGGTACTCTCCAGTACCATTAATTCCTTTTAGTGCGTCTACTAAGGCATTCGTGATTGACTGTCTACGCGTAGTATAATCTCTTTCTGCCATTAGGTTCTCCTAGTATAAAACCTTCCGATCGCCATTTCTGCGGCTATTTCTCGTATTGAGCGATCAATTAGTCCTCTTGGGTCTCTATCTGTACTAGCCCAAGGACTTCTTCCAGCGCCTATTTCGAATACTTGATATGGGTATTTCATATAAGTGTAGCCTATACTGGGGTACCCCTTTGCAGTAGCAGAAATATCTGTAACTCTTACACTATCTGCAAATCTTCCAGTTACATTCTCAAGGCCTGGAGGTCCCATATTTTTTCTAACTGTATCAGGCAGCTTTTGGTTAATTATAGTAGCTAGACCAAACATACTTTTAGCTGAGGAGCTTTTTCTTGTTTTTCTTGGTCTTGCCCCTTTAAGAGCTGCTGAAGTAATACCTCCTGAAGTCGAAACTTTAGTTACTACTTTATTAGTAGAACTATCCCTACCTTTTCCCTTACCCTTGCTATTTTCTCTTTTCTTGTGCCTTCCTGAAACTTTTTTATTTTTTCTTTTAGTAGACGCCAGGTTTTCTAATGTTACTGAAGATAGTGCCTCTATTAGTGTAAGTGACCCTCTGCGGTTTTCTATATTTTTTAGTTGATCTTCTACAGCAGTTATCATGGCTTGCTCAAGACTTTTTTGTTGTTGATTAATCCAAGCCTCTTGCAAAGTAACAACAACTATATAATCTTTTTTTAACTTACCGCTTGTATCTAGTACTTGAGCATGGTTTACATGTAATTCCAAGTTTCTCCTGTGAGTATTTATTATATTTTTTAATTCTGTTATTTCTTTAATATTCTTGCCCGAAGAAAGGCTGTCTAAAGTAGCTTCTATATTTAAAAGTCTTATGCTTGAGGCGGCAACTCCGCCAGTACTAGAGTCTGCATGCCCCCACTGACCTCCAAATTTTTTCCCTTCTTTATTCGCAGCACCTATACCTCCTAGCTTTCCTATGGAGGGGTCGTTCTCATTTTTACCAAGTTCTTTTGCTACTAAAGCTTTAAGGTTTGCGTTAATTTGTTTTGTTTGGTCAAATGTAGAAATAAGTATTGCATATTGATTTGCTTTTGTGTTAAAATTATCTCTAAGTGCTTCCGCAGACCTTAACTTATCTATAGCTTCCTGCTGCGCTTGGGGAAGACTAGTATTGTTAGATATCTTAACTACTCTGCCTAGTTTTGAACTAGCGTTACTATATTGTGCTTGTTCTACCTGCTCTAAAGCAATTTTATAACTATTCCATAACTTATCTAATACTGTTTTATTATTTGTTAATTCTGGAAAAGTATTGCTTAGTATACTTTCAAAAACTTCTTTTTTTACTACTAAGACTTGAATTTGAAGCCTTAGTACATCTTTTCTAGCTTGAGCATCATCTCCAGCTTTCTTTGGACCAGTAACTTTCCATGAGTTTATTATATCATCTGCTATCTCATCTAATGCTTTATTACTCATTAGAAATTCTTATATAAATCCAGCACACGTTTTATATGGTCTGGAAATGCTACACTATCTCGAATACTAGTAGTGGAGGCATTTTGACGAGTTGCTCCACCAAGAGTCTGACGTTCTTTATGTTCGTCTTTAAGATAGTATGTGATTAAGTCATGTACTGCAAGTTTTAAGTCTTCAGGAGTAGAGGCATACCCTGCAGTATATACCACTTTTACAGCTGCCGGGCCTTGTGCCCAGTTCGAATACCCCGTGCCACCATTTGTTCTCAGCAGAGAATCTGTAGCGCTATCTAAGTAATATTCATAATTATTTGTTGTAAGCGTAACATAGTTAGAGCTATAAGAAGCCCTTTCTTCTACAGAAGTAATTGAGTTCACAGGACTTTCAGTTAATTGAATAATATGGGTATTCCAAGTTACATTTAAGTATTCTGTTTTTTCTGTTGAATAATAGTCAATAATTGAGTTTGCACAATAAGTTTTTACTAATTGACTTACAGAACTAATAAGAGAAGTAATCCTCAAATCCTCCTTAGGAGTACTAATGCCTTCTGCGTCTTTATATTCTTGTAAAGTAGTTAAATTAGCCATAAGTCAAGTAGTAAAAACTCTGGGGGAGTTTCCTCCCCCAGCAGTTTCATTCTATATTACTGGTATACCCAGCGGATAGAAGGTTTGTTGGAGCCCGCGTTAGCA